CTTGCTGCTGCTACTCCAGCTAATAGTGGTTTATCCTTTCGTACTCTCTTACTTACTGTGTGACCATCAGGACTAGACTCATCAATATATTCAATGATATCTACTCCATCTATAGCACTATTTAAAATTTTATTTAATCTTGTTGCTATACTTAATATCCCTAGTTCTGTATCTTGAAATAGGATTTCTCTTAGTTCTGTTATCTTAGTTGCAATCTTTGGACTTTTTTCTATGTTAGCTGCTTTAGTGTTTTCACTATATCCAGCTTTAATCTTTGCTTCTTCTTTTCCAATTCCAGACATTCGATATATAACATACTTGGTTTGTTTTTCTGTCAAGCCTTCAAAATTGCATATTTTTGAATTTCGTTTTTCAACTACTTCTGCTCTAATCTCCTTATATTGTGTAAGATATCTATTTATCCAAGAAATTATTGTATTCTTATTGTATTTAGTTCTTTTTTGTATCTCATCATAGATATCTTTTTTCTTTCTACTAAATTTTATTAGTTCCAGTTCCATATATATTTCTAAGACTTTTAATTGCTTCTCATTAAAATTATCTAATTTACTCATTTCTATGCCTCACTGATTAGCTCATCTTTTATGTCCTCCCATTTATATTCTTTGCCTTCTCTTAACAAAGTAATATCTAACTTACCTAAAGTTCTATATCTTTTAACTATTACATCAGCATACTTAGGATCATATTCCATTAAAAATGATTTTCTATTTAATTGCTCAGCTGCAATCAAAGTACTTCCTGACCCACCAAATAAATCTAGAATATTCCATTCTTTTTTACTAGAATTATGAATTAATCTAGCTATTAATTTTATTGGCTTCATTGTTGGATGAACATCATTTCTTTGTGGTTTATTCTCTCTTATTATGCTTTCTTGCTCTTTTAATAATTGTTTTAAAAGATTTATAAGTTCTTTTTTACTATAATTTTCAATTGATTTTAAATCTTTTTCTATTACAGTATCCTGTGTAAAATCTTTAATAAAATAATGTGCTGCTCCTTCTTTCCAGCCATATAGACAAGGTTCATGTCTCCAGTTGTAATCTTGCCTTGATAAAACAAATTGATTTTTAACCCATATTAAGCATTGTGATATTTTGAAACCTGCTTCTTCCAATGCTCCTCTGAAAGCTTTTGTTTCACTATCAGCATGAAAAATATAATAAGCTGCACCTGTTCTCATAACTTCAAAAGAATTCTTATAAAATTTTAATAAAAAGCTATAAAAATTTTCAGAACTCATGTTATCATTTTTTATTTTATTTCCATTTTTAGCTTCATAGTTTACATTGTATGGTGGATCTGTGACCATTAAGTCCATAGTTTCATTATTGACTAATTTTTTAACATCTTCTAAATTAGTTGAATCTCCACACATTAATCTATGTTTTCCTAATAACCAAATATCCCCTTGTTTTGAAAAATACTTTTCTTCAACTTCAGGAATATCTATTTCTTTTATTTCATTTTCATCAAGAATTTCAACAGGTAATAATGCTTCTATTTCATCAATATTAAATCCTGTTAAATCTAGGTTTTCTCCTAACTTTGTTAGTTCTTCAAATAGCTTTTGATAATCCCATTCGCCTAGTTCTATTGCTCTTGCTTCTCCAATTCTTATTGTTTGTATTTCATCTTCTGTTAAATTTTCGATGTAAATACATTCAATTTCTGTTAATCCTAATATTTTAGCTGCTTCTACTTTTGCATAATCACTAACAACATAATTATTAGAATCAACTATTATTGGAAATACACAACCAAATCTATCTAATAAATTTCTATATAGATTAATTTGACTATCTGTACTTTTTCTAGGATTATTTGGATTTTCTTTTAAAACATCTAAATTGATTTTAGTTATTTCCATAGTCCTCCCTGTTCTAAATTGTTTTATTTTTTTGCATTATAAAAATAAATAATTATATTTTCAGTTTTAGGATTGAAATGCCTCATATTATTATCACGCGAGAAAACTATAAAAAAGTATTGATAATAAAGGGAAAATTTTTTTTGAAAGTGTGAAAATAGGAAGTTTTTTCTTCCTACTTTTTGCAAAAAAATGTCAAATGTTTTTTCGTGTCGCATTTGACTTTGCAATTGAAAAGTATTAGATTTGCGAAGAATAGTTCGAGCCTCTCTATGTTAGAAAAAAAATCTCTTTGTGGAGATGCTCTTTGCTGTGAATGATTTAGAATGTCTTTTATTTTACTTCTATAAAAAACAATCTGCCTGTAGCATTTTGTGCTACTACTAGTAACAATATCATCAAGTATTTTATAATCAAATATCCATTCTAAATTATCTCTAACAAGAGAATCTAGATCTTGACATCTGAAGTTTAAAAACTTTTCTTTTAAAACTTCTACTGATTTTTCTACTTCATCTATCAGTATTTGTCCTAAAGTTTGAGATATTGTGTTTTGTATACAATCTTTAATATTTTCTATTGTTATGTATTTTATTGAGTTAAATTCAAAATAATTTTTTATAATTTTCTTAGTTAATCTGTGTTCAAGTCTCAGGATTGCTCCTTTAACTTTCCTTGTATTTTTCTTATTGTTTTCATGTCCTTTAGAATAAAGTTTTATCTTCCAGCCTGACATTGGCTGAAAACTAAATCCTGTTGTATAAAATTTATTTTCATTTTGATTAAAGTTATAATATTGAACTTTATCTAAATCATCATATTTTCTTGTGAGTGCTTTAAAAAAATAACTCACAATATTATGAAATTTATAAAAGTTCCCAACTACTTCTTGAGTAGTGAATTCTAAATATTCATATCTTACAGCTTCAGCTGTAATTTCATAGTCTATTAAACTATTTATTAATTTTACTAGATTATTTTCTACAATTATTTTTCTAGTTTCATCTGATAATGGATAAATATTATCATCACTGAAAAATCTAGGATAAGAAAAATCTATTTTTATAGTTGTTAATCTTTTAATTTTTTTTTCTTCTAATTTTATGTAATTTATGTTTTTTTTATCTATTTTGTAATTATTTGTATGATTAGAAAGACTTTCTGAAAAACTATGAGGAAATATTATTTTAACTCTTTCCCTTACATACAAAATATCGGTTTGGACATCAATATAGATACAAGCCCTATCTAGTCCATACATTAAAATTTCACTTTGATTTCTTTATTGCAATGTGGGCAAGTTATTTCTAACTCTCTCTTTTTTAGATAAACTGTAACTCTTCTTCCTCTTGCTACTCTAATTCTTTCTTCTGTTACAGAATATAAATACTCTCCACAACTACAATAATCATGAGCTATTTCTTTATCCGAATTCTTGGCTTTGGGCATTCATACCAGCTCCTCCTTATTTTTTGATATGTAAGAATTAAATAATTTTCTTCATTATATTTTTTAGAAAGTTCTTTATAACCTTGTTTAAATGTTTTTCTATTAGAAAAAACACATTTTTCAATAACATTTTGATATTCAGTGTTATCATATACAATTTTTTCTTTTGAGATTATTTTTATTAGGTAAGTATAATCGCATTGATTAAAGTTCATAAAAATCACCTCTTGCTTCAAAAAATTTACTTTCATAAATATTTACAATGTATATCTAAATTAATTTATTAATATCATACTTATTAAAAAAAAGCAAGTTTTACTTTTGTAAATAAAAATGAAAAATTTATGATAATTTTGATTATTAGCACTTTACATATAAAAATAAAAATGGAAGATAAATTATCTTCCATTTTTTTTAATATTTTTTTATTTGAAAAAATTCTCTAAAAAAATTAATGATTTTACATCTTATATATAACCACTTAAGTTTTTTACTTTCGATAGAATCAGGTAACAGATCTATAGCAGCTTTATAATAATTTATTTGTTCTTCTAAAAATGTTGATGTATGACCTAGAATAATAAAAAATTCTTGTTCTTCTTCAGGAGACCATTCATAATAAGGTAGATTCTCTAAAATGAAATTGTGTAATCTCATTTTATAACTTTCAAAATTCTTATTAAAATAATAATTACACATATTTTTAAAAATATTAAAAACATCATTTTTAGATAAATGCTTTTGAAAGACTGTATAGTCTCCACCAACAATTACATTATTGCTTCCAATTTCGTTTTTACAGAAATTTTTAAACATTTTATATCCCCCTAGTGTAGTTGTTATTTCTTCATTAAAGAATTATAAATTTTTTTTATACTTTCTGCATCTTCTTTATCAAGCATTGATAGGTCTAATATATCTTCATCAACTTCTTCATGAATTACATTATTGAACTTAGAATTTATAATATTACCTCCAACCATAACATTATTATCTCCAAGTGTATTGTTTATAAAGTTGCTGGTATTCGTATTACTATTTTTTACAATATCATCTTCAGGAAGTAAATATCCAATAATCCAATAAAATTCTTTGTAATGAACTCTTAATGCTTTTGCTAGTTGAATTAAGTATGTTGGATTTATTCTTCTTGCTTTTCCATACATTATTTCATTTAAAGTTTTTACATTAACTCCACTTTTTTTAGCCAATTGATTAAAACCTAAATTTCTCTTTTGTCTCAACTCATCAATATAAAGTCCTAATTCTTTTATTTTTTCTTCCATATAAACCCCCTTTCTATAAGGAGATTTTACACTTTTTATTTACAAATGTAAATAAAAGTAATAAAAAACTATTGACAAAAGTAAATAGATAGCTTATATTTATATTAGTAAATATATATATTTATAAATTGCAATAGGAGGACAAATGAAAGAGTTAGACATCGAGAAATTTATAAAAATTAAGTGTATTGAGCAGGATATAGGAATTACTACTCTTGCGGATAAACTGCATATGTCTCACCAATTAATGTGGCATCACATAAAAAAGAAAAATAAAGAAGTTTTAAAACAGGTTGAAAGCATTTTGAAAATTCCTGAAAATACATTAAAAGATATGAAAGTATTGTGATAAAAATGACTGAAAAAAAATAAAAAAATTATTGAAAGGTATATCAGAACTTACACCAGATGAATGGGAAAAATTAAAGGAGTACATAGATTATAAATTTTGGATAAATCCAAAAATAACATATACTCCTTTATTATTAAAAACAGTAAAAACCTTTTTTATAAAAATATCAAATGGAGATAGAAAATGAAAAAAAATATTAAGAGAAATTTAGCAGAAAACAAATTAAAAATCATAGCAAATACTTATATAAAAAATCATATATACCATATAAAAGATATTAAGAGAAATTTAAATGGTCAGTATCCACCAAGTTTAAGGTCAACAAAGTTATTAATACAATTTCTAATTTGTAGAATAAAAATAGATCGTATTTTAAGAATTGAAAAAGCAAAAAGAAGCAAAATAAAAAAGCAAAAACTAAATATATTGCTTAAAGAAGATAAAAAATTAGGAGTTTTACTTTTTTCTTAAATCTAAAATAAAACTAGCTTTTTCTAGTGAGTTATAGATGTTTCCTTTTCCAAGAATTATTCCTAATATTTTAGTTTCAGTAGAAAGTGTAAGTTTCCCAAGATAAGCTTCATCATCAAGATAAAGAGTTCCTGATCTAAAAAAACTATCTTGAAGATAATAGTCAATTAACTTCAAATTTTTTTCATTTAAATCAAATATTGCCAAGCCGATCTTATTTTCCATACACATTACCGAAGCGGTAAGGTCAACAACTGCAAGCCTTTTTTCTATAACCTCGGATATATGTATGTTCTCATACCTTTTTGCATCCTTATTAAGCTTAGGATCGGAGTCATATACTCCATCTATAGACTTGGCGAGCAGTATTATATCAGCCTCCAATTCTATAGCCTTCAGTACTATACCCGTATCCGTTGAAAAATACGGATGACCGGTT